TAGCATCTCCATAATACTTGTGTGCAATATCTTCTGGTTTCTCAGTATCTTTAATATCATAATAGTCAAATGAGGATTTATAGATAATGGAACTTTCTGATATTCTTGCTCTACGAGTGATATCAACCATTTTGGTTGTTATTCCATCACCCTTTACATCATATTCAACTTTTGGAAAATGCAAGAAATACATTAATATCCCTCCTCTATTCGTCTTTTAGTGATAATCTCTAGTTCTTTAAACTGTAAAGTCAATTCTGTTTCTGTTGGTCGGTTGTCGTTAAAGAACTGTGGACGTTCACCGCCATACTTTACATCAACACTCTCTAGCACACACTCAGAAATCTTATGCAATTCTGCTTGATGGGAATATGTAATATTATATGTAGATGGAGCAACTAATGTGCGGCCGAAATCAGCGCCATTTGGAATGTGAGGCGCCATGTGAAATCTAAATGACTTAACAATTTGTTGAATAACATCAGCTTCTGCGGCATTATGTGGAAGTAGTCTAAATGTAAATGAGAATGATCTTCTGTCTACACCCTCAAACATCAACTCTGTGTTATTGTTTTTAGTTCTACCTGTTTTAATATTTGCTAATGAATCAGCACCAGTTACACCAAGGCCTTCAGCCATAGAACCTACCCCTCTGGCAGCTGCTTCGGTAAAACTTTGGCCCATATTGTCTTTCGCAGCTGCCACCACAGAATCCACAACACCACTACCATCAGCAACACTCTTTATTGCACTTGAAACACCAGCAACCATGGCACCCATTTCTGGTTCACCAAAGTTTGACTTTTGTGATACACTAATTTGAGCAGGAAGATACAATTTTACTGAACCGGCCGCCCTCCTTGTAGGAGCTCTAACCACTGTTAAATTTTGTTTACTGTTTGTTGGTTCTTCTCCAAAAGCACCGCCCGCTAGATATGCGTTTTCGCCTGTTTGTACTCTTGCATTAAACCTAACATAGTGTTTACCATTCGCACCTCGACTAACCCCATACTCTAAGTCAGAATCGTTTCCGGCAATACTTCCCTGCCCTTCAAATAGAGTCCTCAATGCTCCAATTACTTTTCCGCCTTTTGGCATGTCTAAATACTCCTGTAATAGTTCATAAAAGTATTTATAAGGTTTGTCATGGCGTATAGTGGAAAATTCATACCTACCAATATAACAAAATATAGGGGGGATGTCAAGAAGATTGTGTATCGTTCTTTGTGGGAGCGTAGATTTATGGTGTACTGTGACAATACTAGTGCAATACTAGAGTGGGGCAGTGAAGAAGTTATCATACCATATATATCTCCCCTAGATGGCCGAATGCACCGATATTTCCCAGATTTCTATATAAAAGTCAAACAAAAAGATAAAACCATCAAAAAGATGATTATCGAAGTCAAACCAAAGATACAATGTGGCCCACCTAAACCTCCCAAACGTAAAACCAAACGGTTCATCAATGAGGTTCGTACATGGGGTGTTAATGAAGCAAAATGGAATGCAGCAATTGAATGGTGCAATGACAGAGGTATGGAATTTAAGATACTTACTGAAGATCATGTAGGTTAATCTGTATAAATAGAAGTATGACATATTTTGACGAAATCTTAGAACGAAGTGGTGGTAATGAACGATCAGTAAGATGGTTCAGAGATCAGATTCGTGAGTTGGGCACTCCACCCCCAAAACGACTAATCAGTGAGGGTAAAGTGAGAGCTGCACCCCTGTTTGGTAAAATGAACTTCTTTGGATATGATCCAAAACATAAGGCGACTTTACCATACTATGACAGGTTCCCCCTTATCATGCCCATTGAGGTTGCAGAAGGTGGATTTATTGGATTAAACTTCCACTACCTATCCATCCCTATGAGAGTCAAACTACTCAATGTGATATCAGAATATGCATCTGATGACAATATGAACGATAAGACAAAAATACGTTTAACATGGAATAGAGTTAAAAGAAATCCATTAGTCAAACCAACAGTAAAGAGATACCTATTCGAACATGTAAGATCGCCGTTCAGAGTGATTGATGCAGATGAAATGATGACAGCAGTGTTACTACCTGTACAGAAGTTTGTCGGTGCGAGTGAAGGTAAAGTTTATTCAGATTCTAGAAGGATGTCCAGATGAGTAAAATTCAAGCATTTCAAACTACGTTTACAAAGGGTGTTGCACGCCCTAACCTATTTCATGTAGATTTTCCTAAAACACCTAATGGAGCAATTAATAACAATGATGATATGATGTTGCGTGTCCAGAGTGTTACAATGCCTGGCAAGAATATTACAACCACACCAAATGATAATGCATATGGGCCTTCTTATGAGATGGCTAATGGAATTAGTTATGCAGAAGAAATTGAAGTGACATTCATTCTTGATCAAGATCATAGAATAAGAGAGTGGTTTAATGATTGGCAGGATAAGATAGTAGACCCAAGCAACTATGACTTGAGTTACTATGATCAATATATTGGAGAGATGAGAATTTTCCAATTAGATCAAAATGAACAGGCTGCATCTGCTGTACAAGTACACGAAGTCTACCCAAAATCAGTCGGGCCCATTGCATACAGCATGGAATCTGGAAATTCTTTCTTAACAGTAACAGTAAATATGGCATTTAGAAATTGGACACCTCTAGTGGTTACATTTGTGGGCACTGATGAACCAGTATGGTTGCAAAATGAAAAAGCAATGCCTAAACCATTCGCTGGTGGAGTTTTAGATGCTGCGTATAAACTATCATCAACGTATGGTATTGCAATACCTACTAATATTCAAGATGGACTGAACAAATTGTCAATATTAGACAGTGCTCTGAGCAATCCTATTCAATTGATAAAAAGAGTTACCCAAAGCACACTGGGTAGAATATTAGGGGGGTTCTAGATACCCAAATACCCTTTAGAAAAAGTATATAAATAATAGTAACAATATAATGTAATAGGAGATAATAATGGCATTACCAAAGTTAGCTACGGCTAAATATGAATTGACACTTCCCTCAACAGGGAATAAAGTTGAATACCGTCCTTTCTTAGTTAAAGAAGAAAAGATACTATTAACTGCACAAGCAACAGGTGAAGAATCTGATATGCTAAGGGCAGTAGAACAAATTATTGAGAACTGTACGTTCGGCACATTAAAAACTGGCGATCTACCCTTCTTTGATATTGAGTACGTTTTTATTAAACTACGCTCTAAGTCTATCGGTGAGGTTGCAACAGTTAAAATATTGTGCCCTGATGATAAAGAGACTAGAGTGGAAGTTGATATTAATTTAGATGAAGTTGAGTGTGTACGAGATGTGTCACACAATGCAGAAATCAAACTGACTGATGATGTGGGACTAACGATGGAGTATCCTCGTATAGATAGTCTCACAGCAATGACAAAGGTTTCAGAAACTGAAGCAGGATTTACAATTGTTAAAGATTGTATATCATCAATATATGATGCAGAAAATGTTTATGCAAAAAGTGACATGGATGCAAAAGAACTAGATGAATTTGTTGACTCCCTGTCACACAGTCAATTTGAAAAGATTCAACAATTCTTTGACACTATGCCTAAAGTGAAACATGCGGTTAAAGTAAAGAATCCAAATACTGGAGTAGAGAGTGAAGTGATTGTGGAGGGTATGCAGAATTTTTTCTAATAGCCCTCTCCCACAACACACTTGAGAACTATTTTAGACTAAACTTTACACTTATGCATCAACATAAGTATTCTTTAACTGAAATCGAAGGTATGTTACCGTGGGAGAGGGAGATTTACGTTGCCATGCTCTCACAGTACTTAGAAGATGAAGCAATGCGAGCACGACAAAATGCCGCTGATAGAAGATAAATAGGAGAATACTATGTCTGAAGAAGTAAAGAATGTAACGCACCCAGCAGATACTAATGGGGACGGTAAAGTTTCTAAAGAAGAACATGATATGTTCTTGGAGTTCAAACGTAAAGAACTTGAAGACAACGATGCTATGCGAGATGCCCAGCGTCAGATGACTTGGTTTGCATTGTTTGGATTGTTGCTATATCCATTCGCAGTAGTACTTGCATCATTAGTAGGATTAGATGAAGCACAAAAAACACTAGGTAGTATGGCACCAACATATTTTGTTGCTGTTGCTGGTATAGTTGCTGCGTTCTTTGGAACACAAGCATACTCTAAAAAGAAATAGGTAAAGTAAATGGCTGATACTGTAAACGAATCCTTAGTTAAAGTAACTGAAGAACTGAAGGAAGCAAATCAACGCTCACTTGAAGCGTCTAAGGAACTTGGAAAAGTTACTGCGGCATCTAAATCGGGCGCATCTTCTATTGGAAGTGCAGTCAAAGAGGCGGTTGGACTAGATAAACTTGAATCAACGATTATGAGTTTGCCTGGCATGAATGTTGCTAAGGCAATTAAAGATGCTATCTTCAAGAAAAGAGCACGAATCAGAGATGAAAAGAATCTTGCTAAGCGTTTAGGTATCACCAGAGAACAACTAGTTTTCCAAGTAAAAGAACAAGAACTTCTTCAAGCACGAGAGAACGAATCAAAGGTTTTGATTGAAGCTGCTGAGAAACTAGGTTTTAATACAGATAGAATTGCCAGAGTAAATGAAGACGGCAATGCAGAATTAAACGGTACACTTAGAGAGTCTAATGGACAGTTTGTTTCGAGAGCAAATGCAAGTGCAGACGCTAACCTTGCTGCATTAAAAGACTTTTCTGGAAATCAAGAAAAAACTCTTTCAGAAGGTATTGGAAGTATGGTATCAGCACCGTCTGTTGACGGTGGCCCAAGTGGTGCATCTCTATCAGAGGATGCTGGAGAAGACAGAAGAGTAACACAAGCAACCCTTAATGAATCTGAAAAACAGACTTCGTTGTTACAACAAATTGTTGATGGCATTCTAGATGGCAATGATTCAGCTGAAGAGAGTGGTGGTGGATTACTGAGTAAATTGGGCAATTTACGTTTGGCCATGATGGGTGTGGGAGCAACTGTTGGCGGATTTGCTACGAGAGCTCTAACTAAAGTTAAAGGTGTTGGTGGTAAAATTGCTGGCGGCGTACGAGCAGCTGGTAAGGGTGTTGCAAAAGGCGCTGGTGCAGTTGCAAAAGGCGCTGGTGCAGTTGCAAAAGGCGCTGGTGGTATTGCAAAAGTTGCTGGAAAAGGATTACTCCGTGGAGCAGCAGGCGCTGCCAAATTTATCCCTGGCATTGGACTTGCAGTGACCGCTGCAATGGGTATCTTTGATGGTATGTCTGCTGGTATTGAAGAGTATAAGAAGTCTGGTAAATTAGGTGCGGCAGTTAAAGAAGGTATCGCTGGTGCGGCATCTGGATTAACATTCGGACTTGTATCACAAGAATCTATTTCTGCTGGTATGGATAAGATTGGTACATTTTTCTCTGATGGTTGGACTTCATTTACAAGTGGTGTAGGTAAAATTGCTGGTGGTATTGCTGATTTTGCAAAAGACCCACTAGGAACACTGTCTGAAGTTGGTACTGCACTGTCTACAAAATTTAGTGAAACCGTAACGTCAATTAAAGATGGGGCATCTGCACTAAACACCAAGTTCGCAGACTTGACAGGTATTGATGTTGGGGCAGGATTTGCAGCAACCGCTGGACTAATTAAGTCTGGTGCTGCAGCACTTGGTACTAAATTCACTGAACTTACAGGCATCACAATCCCTACAGACTTCGCTAGTCTAAAGACAAGTATTGTTACTGGTGCTGCAGCACTTGGTACTAAGTTTACAGAACTTACAGGCATTGACATTGGCGCATCACTTACTGGTGCAAAGGACAAGATACTTGGTCTGGGAACAAAGGTTGCAGATGGATTTAATGGACTATTTGGTGAGGAAGGATTCAGTGTTGCTGGTGTCAAGACTGCAATCTCTGGTATAGCAGGTGCTGTCTCAGGTAAGTTTACCGAATTAACTGGTGTCAATTTACCATCATTCGCATCTATTACAACTGGTATAGCAGGAATTGGTACTTCAATTGCAACTGGACTTGGTTCATTGGGTGTTCCTACCTTTGCAGAAGTTACTGGTAAGATGTCAGGAATCGGTACTTCTATTGCTACTGGACTAGGTGCATTATCTATCCCTACATTCAGTGAAGCTGGTTCTGCAATGTCAGGACTTGCTGAAGGTTTGGGTAATAAAATTAGTGGAATGTGGGATAGTGTTACAAGTCTATTTTCATCTGCTGATAAGAAACAGTCAGATATTGATAAGATGAATGCACTTGATGAATCAAAAGAATCTGGATTATATACAACTAGACGTGGCAGAGATAATCTTTTAGATCAATCAAAAATATCTGAAGCATCAGATGTACAACTTCAAGCAATCCTTGATGATACAAAAGGTACTTCCGTTGGTGGTACAAATGATATGAGTAGTGAGAACATTGCTGCATTAGAAGAGGAACTTGCGGCTCGAAAGATTAACACAGAACTTAAAGTTGAGACTAATAAAGTTGAATCTAAGGGAACAGAACTTAAAGTTGAGACTAATGAAGTTGAATCTGATGCACTAAAGGTTAAAGTATTTGGTAAAGAGTACACGAAAGAAGAACTCATCCAAGCGAGAAAAGATGGTACAGTTAAGAGAAGTATAGCAACCTCTAAAATAAGAGAACTAGACATGATGGAGAAGAGGGAACAGATGAATGAAGCTGATGTTACCTCTGGAACATTTGTACAAGGTAAACTCGTAACTCCACCTGAGTCTACTCATAAAATGACTGATGGTTCTATGATGAAAGATTCTGATATGAAAGGTTCATCCTCCCCACTAGGTATGGGTTCTGAGTCAATCACTAATTCTGTTGTAAACTCAGCAGCTACTGCAAATGCAACTACTAGTAACTTGACGTATATTCCTTCTAAATTAGATACCACTAATAATATTAGTAGTAATAGTGTATCTACTAATGATATGCCTGCTGGTGCAGTAATGCAGGCAGATACAGTTATGATAAACACACAAAGAACTGTTGCATTAAGAGAACAGGGACTTGATACTCAACAGGCGGTTGCAATGGCACCTATGATATTCCAATCAAAGTCTAGTAGTAATGTGACTAATAATGTCAGTACTACTAAACCTATGATGATGCCAGTACCAGTATCTAATACAGGTGATGGTGGGTTTAACTTCTCAAACGGTTAATTACTTAACGTGTTTATTCGTCAGAACATCACCGTCTTTACCGACATATACTAACCACCCATCTTCATTAACTCTGAAGACATCGTGTGGTTGGTATAGGTGATACTCTTTATCACTACCGTCCTTTTGTTTACCCATCACTTCGCCAGGCCAATCGCCTTCAACTCTTAAATTCTTACCCACTTGGGTTATATTATACTCTACCCACATCATAATTCTAAATCCTTGATATGATTACCAATCTTTTCAAAGTACCCATTTGGGCCCACTCTGTATTCGTCACCAATCTCAAATTTACATTCGTCTAGAACGAAGAATTTATCGTCTTCAGCATCGTCTGGCATTATACGAAATCCATCCTTAAATGCTAGTAGTAGTAAGTTTTTCCACAACATGATTATACCTCATTATTTTGTTGTTGCAATGAATACACCATTCCAATCCTTTGGAAGTTTTTGTGTCTGCATGTATTCACATCTCTCAATCCACATGTCATAATACTTGTCTAATTGCCCACCAAATTCACCTTTCAGTTTCCTACAACTTTGTATTGCTTTGTCGAAATTCTGAGTAGAGTAGTAGTCGTGCATTTTCACATGTTTGTCTTGTGCCCTTAGGTCACAAAATCCGTCTAATACTGTATATATACGGATACCCACAGTCTTACCTTTCACTGCAAGATCGTCTACTTTAAGATAGAAGAAGTCATCCTTAGTAGCATTATATGTGTTCTCACCTACTAGTAAGACACATCCGTATTCCTTACATTTTGATTCTATTCTTGCGGCGGTACTTACTGAGTCTCCAAGCACATCATAGCTGTGTCGTAGAGTAGAACCCATTTCGCCAAGATAACCAAGACCAGTATTAATCCCAGCTCCCATACCCACAGGCGGGCGTCCTTCTTTTGTAATTTTATCATTGAATATCTCCACTGCTTTTAACATATCCAAACCACACTGAACCGCAGTTTTAGGATGGTGGGGGTCTTCGATTGGAGCGTTGTGTATATGCATAGATGCGTCACCAATATACTTGATTACCATTCCTTCGGCA